CTAGGAGATATGAATGACAACTAAAATACCTGCAGAATTATCAAGTACCCCCGGAATAGCTGATAGTAGTAATGCAACTGCTATAACTATTGATAGTAGTGAAAGAATTGGTGTTGGTACTACAAGTCCAACTTTTAAATTAGATGTTAACGGCAGTCTTTCTAGTAATGGTAATGAAAATGTAATGCGAATTGCTGGTTCAGATACTAACAATGCAGGTGGTATTACTATAAATGCTGTTTTTGGAAGCACTGCAGCTTCAAGAGTTATGACATTATTTAGTATTGATGGTCAAGACCAAGCATCGCCATTAGCATTTGGAAGCGGTACTTCAGAAAAAATAAGGATTACTTCTGCTGGTAAAGTTGGTATTGGATTAACAAGTCCACAAGCTGTACTTGATGTTGTATCTTCAGGTGCAACTTCAACTGCTTTTAGAGTTTTAAAAAGTGGTACATCAACACAAAACTTACACGCTGCAACAGAAATATCAGGACATGGCAGATTTAGTATTTATGATAGTTCTGAAAACGAAGATATAAGATTTGATAGTAATGGTGATTCTTACTTTAATGGGGGAGATGTTGGTATTGGTACTACTTCACCAACTACAAAATTAGAAGTTCAAGAAACCACAGGAACTGTATTTGCAGGTCGATTTTTTCACGGCTCTAATCCTAGTAGCAGTCCACCACAAGGTGTACGAGTAGATTTTGGATACACTCCAAATAACGGAACTTCAGAATTTTTAAAATGCAGAGATAGTGTAAATAGTTCGGCTGTTAATCGAGCTGTAATAATGTCAAATGGCGGTATCGGTAATTTTACTACTAATGACTTTAATTATTCTGATGAAAGAATGAAGAAAGACATAAACAATGCAACAGCACAGTTAGACAATGTAAAAAAATTACAATTAAAAACTTTTCGCTATAAAGAACAAGAAGATAGTGAGCCTACAAATTTAGGTGTAGTTGCACAAGATATTCAAACAGATTTTCCAGCTCTTGTGACTGAGCAAGGAGAAGGAGATGAAGCAAGGTTAGGAGTTAAAGAGCAACAAATTATGTGGATGGCAGTTAAGGCTATTCAAGAACAACAAGACATCATAGAAGATTTAAAATCAAGAATAGAAACACTAGAGGGATAATATGGCACTAACAAAAATTTCAAGAGGTTTATTAGACACAGGAGTTTCTGATAGCTCTGATGCTACGGCTATAACTATTGATAGTAGTGAGAAAGTTGGATTAAATGGTTTATCAGCAGGAGATTATTGGTCATCATCAAATCAACTTGTTTTCGGTAACACCGCTTCTGCAGCTAATGGAGGTATGACTATTGCTACTGCTACTAATGCTGTAGGACAAATATATTTTGCTGATGGTACTTCTGGAGATGCTAGATATAGAGGGCAGATACAATATACTCATGTATCAGATGCCATGGATTTTGCTACAGCAGCAACATTTGCAATGAGAATTGATTCTTCTGGTGATGTTGGAATTGGAACTACACTAACAAGTGCAAAATTTAATGTCGGTAATGGTTCTGGAAATGCACAATTAGAAATGGGAAGTGGTGGTACAAATGGAACTTATTTTGAAAGTATTAGAAGGGATGATACTAGTCAAAGTGTTGATGTTGGCTATTATGCAAGAGGTTCAGGTGACCACAAATTTTATACAGGCACATATACTGTAAGATTTACCATAAATGAAACCGGTGGAAGTAATGGTTCAGACGAAAAATTAAAGAAAGACATTGAAAATATATCTTATGGTCTTGACACAGTAAAATCTTTGCAACCAAGAAAATTCAAATGGAAAGAAACAGATAATGTGGGTATAGGATTTATAGCTCAAGAAGTAGAGTCTTTAATACCAGAGGTTGTTTCTGATACTACTGATGTTAAAGAAGAAACAGGCGAAGTAACTAAAGTTTTAAACTATGCAAATTTAACAGCAGTACTTACAAAAGCAGTCCAAGAATTATCAGCAAAAGTAGAGGAACTAGAAAGTAAAATAAATGAGTAGAAGTCAGCCTTATACAGTAGCATGTGCCGGAGGTCTAGTTACCTCATCAAATGCTATTGACTTACTTAAAACTCCCGGTGTAGCAACTGAGTTAAGAAACTTTGAAGTTTCTACCAAGGGTGGTTATAGACGTATTAATGGCTTTACAAAGTTTGGTGGTGGCAGTGCCGTACAACCTACAGGTAGTTCAACAACTATCTTAGGTGCAATACCCTATGCAGATGGTGTAGTTGTTTGTGCAGGTACAAGTATTTATTTTAGTCAGACTGGTACAAGTTGGTTACAAATAAATAAAGATAGTGTATCTGGTAGTGGTGATAATCATACAGCTTTTACAGGTCGTAGTGTTGCTGCTAGAACTGGACAAGGACAATGCCAGTTTGCTTTGTTTGAAAGTGCAACATCAGATTACGGTACATTAATTATTTCTGATGGAGCTAACGAACCTTTCTTTTTTAGAATGGAAGGTACAGGTGCTAATATAAATACTAGAACTTTTTTTGCTGGTGAAATAACTGTAACAGGTACAAAGTCAGTTGAGTATGTAACAGTACATGACAAACACTTAATAGCTGCTGGAGTTGAAGATAATTTAAATACTATATTTTATAGTTCAACTTTAGACCCATTATCTTTTTCAGGTTCTGGTTCTGGTTCTATTGCATTGGAAGACCAAATAAAAGGTATTAAAAGTTTCCGTAACGAATTATTTATATTTTGTGAAAATTCAATATTTAAACTACAGAATATAAATAATTCTAGTACAGTTGCTGTAATACCAGTTACTAAAAATGTAGGTTGTTTAAGTGGTCATAGTATTCAAGAGATTGCCGGTGACTTAATATTTTTAGCACCAGATGGATTAAGAACAGTAGCTGGTACAGCAAGAATTGGAGATGTGGAGTTGGGAACTGTTAGTAGTAGCATACAAAATATTGTAAGTGACTTAGCTGAAAGTATAAATCTTTACACAATAACCAGTGTAGTGCTGAGAGAAAAATCACAATATAGATTATTTTATACAAACACTGGAGCTGCTGATAGTACGCAGAGAGGAATTATTGGTACATTAAGACCTAATGGTTTTGAGTGGTCAGAAACTAGAGGATTAGAAGTTACTGCTATTGGTTCTGGTTTTGACAATACTGGTATTGAAAAATATTATCACGGTGATACTAATGGCAATATTTATCAACACGATACTGGTGATGACTTTAATGGTACTGCTATTTTAGCAAGATATACCACACCAAATTATGATTATGGTGATTTAGGAACTTTAAAAACTTTACACTATCTTAGAGTTTCTATGGCAACAGAAGGTATTGTAGAACCTGATGTACAAATTAAATTTGATTATAACAGTACTGATGTACCACAACCAACAGATTTATTTGACTTAGGAATTATAAATCCACCTTCTTTGTTTGGTGATGCAGTATTTAACACAAATAAATTTGCTGGACAAAATAATCCAATGATAAGAGTACCGTTACAGGGTAGTGGTACAAGTAATAATTTTACAGTAACAAGTAATGATACAAAACCAAGCTACACAGTTAACGGACTTTATGTAGACTTTATACCTTCAGGTAGGAGATAATTATGGCACAAGCTTATATAAGACAAAGTACTTTTGCAGACGGTGATACTATTACCGCAGCTTTGTTTAATGATGAATATAATCAACTAGTAAATGCTTTCGCATATTCTTCTAGTAGTGCTAGTTCTACTGGACACAGACACGATGGTACTGCTGGACAAGGCGGTAACATATTTAAAATTGGTGACTTAGATTTCTTAAACAAAGTAGAAATTGATAGCACTAATAATAGAGTAGGATTTTATGTAGAAGTTTCTTCTGCTGCTGTAGAACAAATAAGAATACAAGACGGTGCTATTGTTCCTGTTACTGATAGTGATATAGATTTAGGAACAACTTCATTACGTTTTAAAGATACTTTTACTGACTCTATAACTACTACAGGTAATGTAGATGTAGGTGGTAATTTAACAGTCACAGGTACTACAACTTTTAATGGTGGCACAATTACCATGGGTGATGCTGCTACTGATAATGTAGTATTTGGTGCTGATGTAGAC